TCTACAGAAAACTTTGAGCAACTAAGATGATGAAAGATTTCTGTAGGATTCTACAGAAAACTTTGAGCAACTAAGATGATGAAAGATTTCTGTAGGATTCTACAGAAAACTTTGAGCAACTAAGATGATGAAAGATTTCTGTAGGATTCTACAGAAAACTTTGAGCAACTAAGATGGTGAAAGATTTCTGTAGGATTCTACAGAAAACTTTGAGCAACTAGGTTGGTGAAAGATTTCTGTAGAATCCTACAGAAATCCTTGAGCAACTAAGATGGTGAAAGATTTCTGTAGAATCCTACAGAAAACTTTGAGCAACTAGGTTGGTGAAAGATTTCTGTAGAATCCTACAGAAAACTTTGAACAACTAGGTTGGTGAAAGATTTCTGTAGAATCCTACAGAAATCCTTGAGCAACTAAGATGATTAAAGATTTCTATAGGATTCTATCATTCATCCAACAAATCTTCGGTGATTTCAAAAAAAGTATCATATAGTTCAACAAGCTTGCCCTGCACATCTCCATCGTGTTCACCGTACTTGTATTCATGCCGCATGATATCCATGATGTCCTTAAGTGCATCCTTATACCGGGCGGCGTTAAGGGTGTAGTTGTATTCTACTTGTTCATCAGGTAGGTTAAACGTTAGTGTTGCTTTCATCTTGTGTTCTGTTTGGTGTTCCTGCTTTGCAATCTGTATAGCCTTCGTTGTAGGCATTAAGTATGTTTTCCATTTCCCGTGTTTGCGCTTTCATCATAAACGCATCCAGTTCAATCCAAGATATGTTAACCGTTTTGCCTTGGAATCTTTTGCGTAGTGACTTGCTAAGTGTCCGCAGGGCGGTTTCTTTTTTAGTTTCACTCATGTATTAAAAATGTTTTTTGAAAATCTATTTCTTGATTGATTCGGTAAATGATGCGATTCACCCGGCTAGATTCCGTGCTGCCTTTTGGCGTATCTGCTAGGTATCTATGCCGTAGCATTCGCAGTTCATCAACACTAAACTGTTGCAGTTGTTTTCTTGTCATGTGCTTTGAGTTTTAGTATTTCACTTTTTACGTGCTGGTAGTAGGCTTTCACAGAGTAGTATTCACCCGTACCTTCAAAGTCATTTACTATGTCGGTAGGTGCATTTACTATGGCTTCATCTACGCAGTACAGCGCAGCGTTCAAAGCTTTGATGTGTATATCAACTAAGTTACCTTCTTGCTTTTCGCCTTCGACTATATCAAAATAGTTCGAGTACAGTTGCCATGCTTTGTCTTTTGCTTTCATTGTTTAGCTTATTGATTAGTTCAATTACTTGTTCTTTGTTGTAATAGTGCTGCATCGAATTGCGCACATGGTCTTTGAGTTGATCAATGGTCATTGCTTTCATTAGTAGTCGCCTTTAAAGTGATTAAAAAAGTATGCGGGTATTTCGTTGTGCTTAAGCTTCATGCTTACTGCCTTACCACCTGTTGCATTGATTTGATTAGCTACATCGTCCATGCTCTTATTCGTACCACCCCAGTTGGATTGATTGTAGAACATGTAGGTGTTAGTGGTGTATGCAATCTTTGCATAATCCATGCGAGTTGATGGGTCAAGCAGTACGACCATTGCGTAATCTTGTGAGTAGTTACGCAGCACATCCAAACCACCTGCGCTAAATCCTATGAGTGCGGTTGTCTTCGGGTCTACGTTTGCGATACTGGATAGCTTAGTGCCATATGGTGCTATGTGTATTTCATAGCGTGACCACATCCAAGCGGGAATCTGTTTTTCCATCCATGCCGGGGTAGCATAGTGCATGCCGCCCCATATGATTAGTGTGCAAAGTGCGTTCATGGTTACTTGTAGGTTTGGTCGTAGTATTCAAGCCCACATTTAGTTATCCAATAATCAACACCATTTTCAATTCCATGTTCTCGTTTGAGCCCATGCGCTTCAATTATCTGCTCCTTCTCCATTGCTTTGGCTTGATGGACAATGAAATCATATGGTGTAGAAAAATCTTTATGAAATATGATTGTTGAATGTTTATCCAACGTAATCAATTTTCTCTCTTCAAGTTTGTCTAACAACCATTCTACTGCTGTTTTTTTTTTCATAGTGCTAAAGTATTAAGGTATTCACGCCACATCGGTACACGCTCCTGAAGCTTTGCGATTGCATCGGCATCAAACTCCACTACCTTTTCGTGGATGCGTTCAGCAATGGGTATATCAAACGCCCATTCATCACGTGGTGTTTCTAGGTTTGCATCCGGGTATTCGCGAAGGAATCGTGGCATGTCGTATATCATGTTACGTTCTATGCTCTTTGCCTTCTTTAAAAATACAGGGTCACCTTGTGGATCAATAAGATTTAGTCTGCGCGATAGGCGGTACTTTTCATCGTTAATCATCTCGATGGGTGCGCTTACTAGCACATAGCAAAACGTAGCACGCGGTGCGCCCGTGAGCCAACAATATGCCTGCCCCTGCCAGTAATAATCTTTGCTTATATCATTCTGCTTTGCATCCATGAAGGTGTGTATGTCCCAACTGCTTTTGATATCAGGCACGTTTACAACCAGTCCTGTTTCATCATCTTTGATAAGTAAATCGGGTGTGCCTTTGATGTACTCATTTACAAACATTTCTTCATTCTTGAATACGATTTCACCGCGTGACCTGCGCCACATGTCAATGGCATCATTCTCTACGGCTAAACCTTTCTCAATGTACTTGTTGCTTATCTCTTTGTAGCGATTGTACTTCTGCTGAATGTAGACTTCAAGCAGTGCGCTCTTTGTGGTTTCGCTAAGTCCTGATTTAGTCCTAGCATCTGTCATCAACTTCCCAAGTTGTGACGCTCTGAATAGTGTGTTGTTCATGTTATATTGATTGATGGTCAAATATACAACTATTCGGAAATTCCGAACTGTTGCTTTTTGTTATTGATTTCGTCAGCTACCTCGGCAAGTATCTCAGGGCTGCAGGCTTTGAAGATTTTGTGAAGCTGTGTGAGGTCGGTTGCCTGCTGGATTAGTTCGCGCACATACGCTACGTCCTGCTCATGCCCCCTGCCTAACGCACCCTTCAACTTAAATGGCTTGTATGTGTCCTTATTCTTGCGGTTAAGGTCACGGCCAAACACTTTACCTAATGACAATGCAGCGTTTTTAAGGCACTCTGCTTTGAGTTTACCAAATGCTAAGTCCATTGCATTAGCTTTTTTGTTATCGGGGTTTAATGCCCATCTATTGCGGTCGCTCCCCGTTACATTATCCGGCACTTTGTCCACCATAATGATGACAGATGCCGCCCCTGTACGCCTTAATTCATATCCACTGATGGGATGTATCACCACTAAATCCATTGATGCCTGCACTTCATTAGCTAATACTGCCCACTTAAAATTCTCAGTGCGCCAATGTCCAAAGAATAATTCATCAAGTGTAGTTTCTACGTGGCTAATGACTAGCGTGCGTGCTTTCTTATCGGGTGTTGATTCAATACCCAGTTCATCAGGTTCTGCATTGAGCATTTGCTGAAACTTCTGCAATGCTTCAAGATTGTCTTTGTGAAAGTTCATGTTATTATTGATTATAGATTAATACTTAGCAAGGCAATCATTTAATTCTTGACAGTAAGAAAGGATTGCGAAGATTACGATAATGGCTACGACGTAGCGAAGGATAGTAGATGCTGTTTTCATGTGTGTATGATTTTGATTGATTAATTGGTTGATTGATTGCATTTTTCGCAACACAACTTAGTCCATTGTGTGTCTTGAATGTATGATTGAAATTTTTCTATTGATACCGCATCTTTGTGTTGATTCGATAATCCGCACAATGTTCGCTTACCATTTATGGTTGCGTGAAATTTATTTTGATTCTTGATGTGTCCCATTATGCAATGTGTTTTTGTTGTTGTTTGATGGGTCAAATGTACTGCAAATAATTGCATATGCCCTGTTAAAAATTGTTAAAATTGCAATTGGTTACAGATTGTAACCACCTTGACTATACCTATAAGGGTATAAATGCAACACAATTACCCTCGTTTATACCTTCAAGGGTACACTACGCCCACGAATAGCTGCCGTAGTTCGGGAATAGTTCGAAGTACATACGCATCATTATGGCATCAGCGTAGTCAGGCGACTTGCCATGCATGCGGGCTATTTCATCTTTGCTTATCACAGCAAGTTTGCCATCGGCTTCGGGTTGCCTGCGGCGTATCATGTCCAGTTCTTGCACTATCACATCCCGGAACTGATTCACTTTGAAGATTACTTTGTTCTGCTCGATTAATTCTGCGAGCTTAAAATAGCATTCTGCCTTTTGGTTGGTGAACCTATCGGGTTGCTTCGCTCTGCCACCATTGAGAAACCCTCGACACTTTAAGCTATCCACTACACCACCACCCACACCATCTTCATCACAGATCACATTGCTTAGTTTGATGCTATGCCTGTCGCATAGTTGGCGAATGGTGGTAACTACGGTTGTGATTGGCTGCTTACGCAGCTCGTGTATCTCCATCAAATGCAAACCATGCCACACGCATATGACGCTACGGTCTT